CACAACTGCCGCCAGTGTGCCATACGACGTCTGCAGTGAGTCATGCTGCTCCTGCAGCCTGGCTTCTTCTTCCTGCAGGGCTGTGACGATTTTTGTCCGCTCCCTTTCTTTCAGCTCGGTGTTCTCCGTTGCTTCGGTAATCTTATTTTGTACCTCGAGGAGCTGTTCCTTAACCTCTGTCTGCTCTTTGCTTATCTCGATCATGCGGTTTAGTGCTTCTTCCGCCTCTAACTGCAGCTCGGCGGCATCAATATACCCGTAGACAGCGTCTGTCGTCATGTTAAGGGCATCCGCGGATTCATCGTAGGACAAGTTAAGCCCTTCGTTTGATTCATTCAGTTTATCTATATACCGAGTCAGTTCTTTTTTCTGCGCAGCCGTTTTATTCTCGACCGCGTAAAGTTGTTTTACCTTGTCTGTCAGATCCTTCGAGGCAGCTGTCCCTGCTTTGATCGATGCGACATTGTCCTGATGCGCTGTTTCGGTTCCGTCCAAGGAATCGATCAACGTATCGTTTTCCTCTGTTAGCTCTTCGATTTCGGCTTTTAGCTTTTTGGACGCTTCTGTCTCTCGGGTAAACCAGCTTACCGCGGCGATCACGCCGGCAACCAGCCCCGCAACCGCGACCACTGCTATTCCGATCGGCCCCGCCAGCGCGGCAAGCGCGGCCTTTAAGAATCCTGCCGCAACCGTGCAGGCTCCCATTGCCACTGTCTTCGCGGTTGTTGCGATGGTTGATAGCGATATCTGTGTGGTTGATACACCAGTAATAAGCGCCCCTGCCTTTTCGGCTGCCGCGCTTGCTATCGATGCGGCCTTGTCCTTTATTTTTGCCGCAATCGACGCATTCAAGGCCTTCGCCTGCAGGGCAAGCGTGCCATTACCGGCTGCTATTACTAAGTTTCGCGCTCCCTCGACAACTGCACTGGCCTTAGACGCCGCGCTGTCCAATAATACTCTTGCAGTCCTGGTCATTAAGCCGGAGGTATTTGTGGCGTTAGCCGCCGTGTTCGCGCCTGTCGCGATGGTTGACGCCGCCGTGGCCGTCGTCTGCGTGGTCTGTGCGGTTGTTGTATGAGTAATCTTTGCCGCCCACAAGGCAAAGGCTTTCATGCCATCGCCGATGTTGGTTATCAGCTTTCCAATGCCTTTTGTCAGCTTCCCGACAATCAGGACGGCAGGCCCTATTACTGCTACGACAGACGCAACTTTAACAATCGTTTGTTTTTGTTGGTCATTGAGGTTGTTTAACCAATCCACTAACCCCTGGACTCCCGAGACGACTTTTTTGATTGCAGGAAGCATGATTTCGCCGAAAGATATCCCTATTCCTTCGACCCCGGATTTTAGGATTGTTAATTGGCCGTTTAAATTGTCCATCTGAGTATCCGCCATTTGCTGGGCCGCGCCAGATGAATTATCGATAGCATCCGACAATTCGTTCCACCGGTCACCGCTCTCCTTGACAAGGGCATTAGCGCCCGCTATAGTACGCGTGTCAAAAATAGTATTCATGACATTAACTCGTTCGTCGGCCGTCAGCCCGTCCAAAGCTCCGCCAAGGTCTTGCAGGACATCTTGCACATTACGCAGATTTCCGCTGGAGTCTGCGCTTTCGACTCCTAATTCCTTCAGCGCTTTTTTTGCTACGTCCGTTGGGGTGTAGAGATTTTTCAGCACATTTCGGAGCATTGTACCGCCTGCAGCTGCCGAGTAACCGTGATCACCTAAAATGCCTAACGCCGTGTAAGTATCTGTTAGATTAACATTGCATAGATCCGCCTGATTGCCTACCGCTAAGATGCCTTCTCCAAAATTGGCTACGCTCCCGTAAGCACTTGATGCCGTTACTGCCATTTTATCCGTCAGCTCCTGCAGGTCTTTTGTTTCAAGCCCCATGGTGTTCAGGCCATTGGCAGCCAGCCGGCAGGCATAATCTAAGTCTAAATTACCAGCTGACGCAAGCGCTAATACTTGCGGCAGCGTATCATAAATCTCCTGGGTTCGGTATCCCGCCATTGCCAGGTTATTAATAGCATCTGCGGACTGCGAAGCGGTAAACTTGGTGTTGCTTCCCATCTCTTTCGCCAGATCACGGAGGGCATCCATCGTATTAACGGACTGGCCGTTTAGGTCAGACATGGCATCCGACGTAATGCCCAGAGTTGCCTGTATTTGTGACATCGACGACTCAAAGTCAGCCGTAACTTTTACCGCCGCCGTACCCACCGCCAAAAGCGGCACTGTAATTGCTGTTGTCAGAGTCTTGCCAATGTTGATCATCTGGTCGCCGGCCGAGGTCAATCTTTGACCCAAAACGGTTAATTCGTCCCCGACTTTGTAAACCCCCGACTCCATCGCTGTCAGCTTAATGTTGACTTCCCTTAACTGGTTTTCGTAACTCCCCAGCTCACCTATCGCCCTGACATACTCATTTTGTGCTCTGACAAGAGCGTCCCTTTGCGCCTGCGTTGCCCCCGCGTTACCTTCGACTTCTGCGCGGCAGGCCTCGTACTTTTCTTTTGCCAGCTGTACTTTTTTGTTCTGCGCGTCGATGACCGTGGTTAAGCCGCTCTGTTTCGCCTTAAGGATGTCAACTGCACTTCCGCTGTTTCCGATAACGCTAAGGTGTGCCTTCATTTCACCGGTGGCTGTTGTGATCTGCTGCTTGACACCCTTCATCCCGGACGCAAAGGTACTGCTGTCAAGCCCTAATTCAATTATCATTTGCCCTAGCGGCTGTCCTACTGCCATCTTCTCACCTCGTTTCGCGCTAAAATAAAGAGACGGGAGCCGAATTATCTGCCCCCTTCCCCTTTCATGTAATCCATCAGATCAATTTTCTTCTGTTTTCCTTTTGAGGGACTTGTGCAGACAACTTCTACCAGGGTCTCAAAATCCGCCTCTTCGACATCGTTCAGCGTCCACCCCGCTTTGATGAGCTGCCTGCACATCCTGTAATAACTTTCTAGCGCCTCGTCCGGCGTTACGACTCCCCCGGCGTGCTGTCCCCTGAACGTCCCAGGATATCGCTCATGATCCGGTCGAGTTCTGTAATGATTTTATCGCTGTCAATGCCTTCATAGATTGCTTCCAGCGTTAGGCCGGGTTTGTTAAAGAGATCAACGATAAAACTAATACGTAAATCAAGCGCCTTGTCATAGTCGCCCTTCCTTCCCAGCTCGGCCAGCTTCTTTTCAAGCTTAAAGGTCTCTTTGACCCAGCGGGCCTTGATCCGGTCTTTCGTAAACTCCAAAAAGCTTCCGTCTTCCTGCTCGAGCTTAATATATGTTTTTGCCATGATATAACACCTCCTTATGTTGGTCAGCCCGCCGTTGCAAGCGTCAGAGCTTCCACTGCCTTCGCGTCTTCGCCCTTGCCGATGAACTTAACCATCGTGTTGTCCTGCGATGCGTCCACCCTGTCGCTCTCGATTGCCACGAAGCTGTAGGACTCTCCGGTCGGTTCAAAGTTGCCGCCCTCTCTTGTCTTTAATGCAATGTCCGATTTGCTGAATTTTCCTTTGAAGAATCCAAACATTGCAACATTCCCCTGGGAGTCCTCTGATTCCAGAGTAACCGCGCAGTACGGCGGCTCCGTATCCTTGCCGATAAACTGCGCCTTTAATGTTGGATCTGTTTTGTAGCCCAGAATTCGATCCTCTGCCGCGCTTGGAAGATCCAGGAGTTTTAATTCCACGGTCACGTCACCGGTTCCTTTCTGCGCAACATAATAGGCCACATTTGACCCGTATACGCGGATAGGTTCGGCAGACAGCCCGCTGATATTGGCCTCCTGCGCCGCGCCCTCATCCTGCGTACCCTCCACAATAATTACATCCCCTTCGGCCTGCCCCGTTTTGTCGAGTGGCTGAATTTTCGCTCTTTTAAATCCGATTAAGATACTCATGCTTATCTCCTTTTTTAGTAGTCGGTGTCGTGCAGATCAGACGTCTTAAAGTAACGCCTTGCATCTACAAAACGCTTCGTTTCGTCAAAGTACTCGTCAAGACCGTCATTGGCCTGCTGAGTAAACCCTAATTGTTCCAATACATTTTTGATCTCATGCTGCACCCGCTTGCATGTTTTGCGATCGTGCGACTGTACGTCGATCTGGTAGGCAAATTGGTAGCTTAGATTTTTGTCTGACGCATAATTTGCCGCGCTGGGCGGCCGCATGGGGCGAATTGTGATAAATGGCTTTGATGTGTCGGCTGTCTCTGGATAGAGATAGTATTTAATCCGCCCCTCACATTCGCCTGCGATTATTTCATTTTTTAAAAATGCGTCATAAATAATGTCCAGCATATCTTTCATACGAACTCCATCAACCCCTTTCGCACCGCCTCAAGATAGGGAATTTCCAGCTTTTTCAGCGTCTTTTCAATTGTCCCGTAGCTCGGCGGCTTATACTGCTTGCCGTTTCTGACATACCCCCACTCTTCCAGGTGGACCAGGCGCCACCGGCTCTGCGGGCCGCTCCATCCGACCTTTGCGCTTACGATATCATTTGAGGTTCGCGCGTTGCTGCGTGTGACCTCGTTCGCCGTGTGTCCTTTCGAGTAGCCCTTGTCATTAACGGCATTAAAGCTGCTTTTGAGTTCTTCGCCGACTACGTCGCCGCCGCTATTAATGGCTTGCCGTTGGATGTTTCGGACCTTTGTGCCGGAATATTTTTCGGTAATGGCTTTTTCAAGCTCTTTTATCCCTTTGATGTCAAAACTCCCGTATGTACTCATGACGTATACCCCAATAACATCTTGACAATACGATTGTTTTCCACATCATAGGCAACATCGACAACGTCAAAGCGCCGGCCAGTGTAGCGGTAGTCATCCATCTCCGCGAAATGCTTGTTGGTCGGAATGTATTC